GGCAAATACGAAACGCCGTATTCAGTGGGCAAAACCGACACCCTGACCAAAGACGAGCAGGACTACTTGCGCGGGCTGGTCAAAGCCCACGTTGAAACCCTGCCCAAAGAACAGCAGGGCGGCGCGGCCATCAAAATGTGGAGCAAGCTCAAGTCGCATTTTGGTGTGGCGTATCGCGACATCCCGCGCCATGAGTTTGCCGAGGCCGTCAGCCTGTTGACTCGCGCAACCCTGCCAGAGCCGACTGCCGCGCTATCGTTACCGGAACTATTCGCCAGCAAACGCTGGCTGGTACACATGACCGCCGAAGGTCATCTGGTCTGGAACGAGATTCAGCCTGACATGGTGATTCTCTCCATGTCCGACATGACCCAAGCCGTCGGCAAAGCATGGTGGGGCTGCGTCGATACGCTGGCCGACATCAACCGCATCTGCGGCAAGACCGGCCAGAAGTTCGACATACCGCGCCGCGCAGCTTAACCCCAACCTGCCCTCCCCGCCTCTCGCACATATCGCATCAGCATCGAGGGGCGGGTTTTGCGCCACACCCTTTTTCGCTATGCTGCAGATACCTGCAGCCCAACCCACATCATCAACAAGGAGTTGAACCATGAAACTATCCGCACTGATCCTGGCACTGCTGGCCGGCAACGCACTGGCATGGGATAACCCATACGAATACAAGCCACGCACGCCGCGCAGCAGCAGCCACTATGACCCGTCCACCGGCAATATGACCAACACCAGCCGCTATGCAGATGGCTCCAGCGATACTTACGGCAACAACGCCAACACCGGCAGCCAGTGGCGCAGCCACAGCGACCGGCGCGGCAACCAGAGCGGCACCGATGCCGACGGCAATATGTGGAACTATAACCGCGACAGCAACACCTATTACAACTACGGCACCGGCAAGATGTGTACCGGCAGCGGCTATGCCAGGGTTTGCAACTAGGATTTCGCCTAGTCGCTTATCCCTGTCATCCATCAAGCACCAGGCATAAACCTAGTGCTTAAACTGCCTGATGAACTCGCGGTAAACCTCGGCCTCCTGATTCTCGTAGGCCTTCTGCTTCATCCGCTTTTCTGCCAGCGTCAGATCCTCGCGCTGCATTTCCAATGCCATCAGGTCGCGCAGTGACTTGGCCTGCTTGCGGTAGCCTTCCAGCATTTCCCCCATCGCCATCAGCTCGCCATCCTGCTCGTACTCTGTCGCAGCTTTGTCGTCACCCGCATCCACGGCCCGTTTCCATGCGGCCACATGCTCCTTGGCCTCATTGCCCAGTTCATGGAACCGGGCGCGGGCATCCTTCACCGTTGATTCACGCATGCCAGATCGTACAAACGGCACTTCCGACACATCCGGCGCTGATCCGCTGGCCAGCACATTCAGCAGCGAAGCCGAGTCGGCCATGAATGACCCGGTTCCGCCAGTCAGCGTTTTAACCAGATACTTGATCGTTTCCGGGCTGATATCTGCCCAGTCGTTTTCGTAGCGCGAGCCAATGCCGATTGATTCGGCCCCGCCGGAAATCGCCTGCGCCGCCTTGTCATACATACTGCCTCGGGTGCCACGCCACATCTTCTCGTTATCAGGCTGGCTCCGGTCGTACTCCGGCCGCATCTGGCCGCCGAAGCCGCTCAGGTTTGCCGCCGGCAGCGCCGGGATTTTCAGGGCAGTAGGCAGCAGCAGCAGAGTGTTTTCCAGCTTAGGATCATCCCCAACCGGGTTCCCCACCGGGCTAAAGTTCTCGAACACCGCAGACGCCAGACGGATGCTGGCCTTTTCTGCCGACTCGCCGTGCATCACCGCATCCAGCCGATTGGCCAGCGACACAAAAAAACTAAATCCGTAAGGCATTGGGATGGTTATATGGCGCTTGCCGCCAAGAAATATAATCAGGTTGCGATCCTTTACGCTGTCTGGTATCGCCTCCCATTCATCTTCATCAATCCATCGGTTCATCGTCGCCAGCGCCAATGCCGCAACCGCCATTGACCCCACCAGCGCCCATGCAAGTTTCTTGTGCTTGGTATCTTTGCCTGCCAGCGACTGCCACAACCGCGCCGTGCCTTGCACGCCTGGATTGAAAAACAGATACAAGCCGCCAAGCTGCGGTGTCAGCTCGCCCTTGCGGTTAAAGTTCACCGTCACATTTTTGGCCATGCTGGACGACTGCGCCACCGTCTTGCCGGCATCTTCCATTGCCATGAACGTGGCCAGCCGGAAAGCGTTTTCACCGGCCTGATTCCACACCTCAAACCAGTGCGCCAGGCCGCCCAGCAATTTGCGCGTGGCAATCTTGGCGGCTTTCACCGGCTTACCTTCCTGCATCGCGGCCATCGCCCCGCTGTAGTTCTCATACAGCGTTTGCAGCGTATCGGCCTGACGCTCAAGGTCGCCCATATAGGCCGCACCGGTAGAGCCGCCCGCAGCCCGGTAACGCTGCAGCGCCTTGCCGTATTCTCCCGCTGGCGCCTTGCCGGTCAGCGCAAACCGGAACATCGCCGCGCCCGCCTTCGGCCAGTGTGACAGCGCCTTTGCCGCCACCTTGCCTCCCTGATCAGCAGTCAGATTGATGGTGCCGGCAAACAAGTCGCGCACCACGTTCTTGACGAAGAATTCCGGGTTGTAGCCGGTATACACCTTGGACAGCCAGCGATTCAGCGACTTGCCCGCCTCGATGATGCGCCCCATTTGTTCCGTACCCATGCGCCGGTACTGCCCCGCCAGAATCGGATCGTGCAACTGAATCCGCACCGCCCGGCCCTGAACGTAAACCTGCACCTCGTGATCTTGCAGCGTGGGCTTGGCCATCATCGTCACATACGGATCAGACGATTTCGACACGGCAAACGCGCCTGGCTTGCTGCCTGTGCGCGCCGCCTCGGCCTGGATAAACACGCGGGCCGCCTCCATGCTGTTGAATGCGTCCAGCATCTGGCCGTTCAGTTCAACCACATACGACACCTGATCGCGCAGCACCTTCTGTTTCGGCAGCACATTCACCGTCCACAGCTTCGGATCAGGATTGCGCTCGATCAGATCCAGCAGATAGGTGCCGACGTTGTTTTTCTCGGCCAGAACAATGGCGCGTTGACGGTCGCGCAGCATGTTCTCAAGCACATGCTCATCGCGCATATCGTGGCCCATGCGGCGCTTCTGCTTGCCGTTCACGCTCAAACCCTTGCCAGTGCCTTGGCGTGCGGCCTGATCCTCGTCGCCACCCTTCACCGGCACATAGAACTGATACGCCAGCCGCATGGCATGGGCCGAATCTGGCGCCACAATGCCGGCCTTCACGTAGAGCGACAACGTGCCTTCGGAAATCCGGCGGAAATCATTGGCCAGCCGCTTGAATTCGGCCGCATCCGGCAGCGCCGCAAACTTCGCCAGTATCGACTGCGCCTCGCCATCTTCCATACCAAACGCCGTGTCACGGCTATCGTCAATCTCACGAATGCGCGCATTGGCTTCTTCGGCGTGCTGCGCCAGCAGATATTGCTCAACCTCCTGCAGCGTGTGGCCAGAATCAGCCAGGCGCTCCATCAGCGGCTCAACCTCATCCCGCGCAAAATCCTCAATGCGCGTAGCGGCCCGGCCGTGGAATCGTTCTTCTGCGCCGTACACGTCGTTCTGCTCGTCAACCTGCCCGCCCTGCTCGCGCACATTCTCCAGCACCTGTTTCCAGCGGTTCATGTTGTCTTGCACTTCGCGCTGTGCTGCTTGGGTTTTGGTTTCTTCGGACAAAGAAAAACCCGCCGAAGCGGGTTGTTTGGGTGCGGTGCTGCGCAGAATATTCGGGTCGCTGCTGTTGAACGTGCCGCGGTTGCCAGTAGCGGATTTGATCTGGGTGGGGTCGAATACGACGATTTCGCTTTCGTCAACAAGATCGTCGTCGATCACCCAATACCCATCATACCCGCTGTCCAACGCTGCTTGCGCCTCGTCGATTTCAAGCTGTACATCGGTCATGGCAGGGTTTTGCAATGACAGATAAACGCGCTTTACATCGCCAGTGCCTGCGTAATCCCTCGCTTGCCTAATGTCTGGCGTGAAGAAGAATCCGCCCTCCCTCCCTCCGCCGGTCCCGTTGAATTTCTTGTCGAAAACGTCATTAACATTTCCGCCGTGATACACCACCAGCGGCTTGCCATCCTTATCCACAACCTTGCTATCACCAAACCAGCGCCAGAAGTTGCGCAAACCTTCTTCGGTCTGCGCGATAGGCTGGCCGTTGCTGTTGGTAGTCGGGCGTGTCACTCCGTCAACGTTGATTGTTTTCGCTGCTTGGGTTTTGGTTTCTTCGGACAAAGAAAAACCCGCCGAATCGGGTTGTTTCTGTTTTTTGCTGTAGCGCGTCCGCCTTAATGCAGGGTCGATTACTCCGCCCCCCCATAGCTGGCTGCTCGCCCAATCCAATATGCGTCGCCGTCCTCCGTCGCTGCGGCTTTCGCGTAGTAAGGATGCGTAGATAATCGCGCTTTTAGCCGTGCGGCTTCCAACAACTGACCACGGGCCGACCTTAGCCTGCACATCTTCCTGTCCAGCGGTAAGCTGTCCCAATCCCTCGCGGCGCAAGCGTATGGCAGCTCCTTCAAGGATGGTCTTAAAGTCTGCGTCTGTAACGACGTTTCCACGTCCGTCAACAAACTGTCGATTAGCAAGGTCATAGTGGATATCCCTCAACTCTGGAACAAGCGACAGCGTATTATCGTGGCTGGCGCGCATCAGGTTATCAAAATTGGCATCCTGATCATTGCCCCATGGCAGGCTGGCGGCCCGCTCGATAATCGGCTTGTCTGATTCTTTCCAAAGTATAGTACGCTCCCTGCCTTCCAGCGGGTCAAAAGCCCGACGAGCGGTAGGGTCTACCTGCTTGAAATGCGGTGCAATAAAGTCTGTCGTTCCATATTTCAGCGCCAGGCTTGCCATATTCTCGGTACGACGGAACAGCGCTACCGCCGACAAATCGGCAGGGTCACCATGAAATACTTTGCCATTGTTATGCGCGAAAGCCCCAGCCAGCGCATACAGCATCGATCCGCCGCCGGTTGTTTTCTCCAATTGGCTTGCGTCGATATACACCACGTTGCCAGCGACCACGATTGTTGCCGTGCCGCCGTTAGGCATAGTCACAATGTAGTTCTGATCACCGGTCTGTTTGTCGATGATCGGCTTTCCAACCTTCATGCCAGGGTCAATCACACCGGCAATGTCGCCAATGTCCTTTAGGCTGTCAGATGGCTTCGGATAGCTGAACAAATCATTGCCGGTATTATGCACCGATGCCAGCGCCTGCAAGACACGTCGAATGGCGCGATGTGCGTCTATTGGCGATGGCGATTGGCTGCTCATGGTTTCCGCCACTTTTTCGCCAGAATCCCGCCATTCATCACCCGATTCCGCCAAAGTGTCGCCACTTTCCCGCCCCTTTCCCGCCTCTTTTCCGCCACCACGCACCGTTTCACGCACCCCAGCCAGCAAATCCCACACCTGTTTATCGCTGTAGTCGCTGGCTTGCTTGCCAGTCAGTTTGGCCAGCCATGCCTTCACCGATGCCGCCAGGCGTGACAGCCGGCCGCGCAGATTATTGCGCATCATCTTTGGCACCGCCACGCCATACCGATCCTGCAGATAGGCGAAGTCGTTGCGCTCGATGGCCGCATTCAGCTCTGCCAATGCCTCGTTGGCGGTTTCCACTTGCAGGCGGTGAACGGCCGCGCTGCGGGCCACGCGGGCAACGGGTACGCCCCGCGCATCAGCAATATCCTGACGCACGCTGTTGACGGCCATGCCACGGTCAACCGCAATGGCCGCTGCCAGCTTGGCAATCATCGGGTTATTGCGTGCTTCCAGCAGAATGCTGGATAGGCCAAAACCGTATTTCGCATCCAGCCCGTAATGCGTCAGCTCATGCGATAACACAAACAAGGCGCGCTCTGGTGTCGGGATGGCGTCCGCGTATAGCGTAAGCTGCCCGGTTGCCGGATCGTACTCAGCCTCGGTCAAGTCGCGATCTTCCGACCGTGCCGATTGTTGGGCATTGTTGCTGCGGCTTTGCGCTACCTTGACCCGCTCGCGCAGATGCGCCGGCAGCGCCTTGGCAATGATGGCCTGCAGGTCTTTGGCCGGCATGCCGTGCGTGCGGGTGTGGTCTTTGGCATTGGCAATAGCCGGGGCATGCGCCATTTCCTTGCCGTTGTATACCAGAATTACGTCCTGATCGGCTACGTCGGCGGTTTGCGATGGTGGCGTGTTGCGGCGCTGATCTGCAGTCAGGTTGGCGCGGGCCTGCACGTTGCGGGCTTCGACTTCTCCCCCTGCCTTCCAGTACATGTTGTATGAAGATTCAAATTTGCTGACGTATGCATATGCGTCATTTAAATATCTTTCGATATCCTCTGCGCGAATGCTCTTTGCCGCGTCAAGGTGATCCTCATCCGCATTGATACCAGCGTCAATAACTGAAGCCAGTGCTTTTTTGCCCGACAGCCCTCTACTCATCTCCGACTTAATCAACTTAATGGCATACCAAAGTTTTACGTCGTCATTGGCGATGGCTATTTGATTATCAAAATATGACGGACGAGTACCAAGCGCGAAGCCTTCTTTGCTTTGTATCGCGTGCTGAATCTCATGCAACAGAACAGACTTCAGCTCATCATGACCATCAGAATATGAGTATGGGTCTTTAACGGTTATTGTCCGTGTTGCATCGCTATAGGTACCCCCAACTTCAAGAGAATGGTCAACTACCACCTTGGCCGATTTCAACTGCGGATAGGCCGCAAACAGCGCAGGATGATCCAGCATGTCAGCCAGCGGCACGGCATGGCTTGCCGCCTCGTCAAAGATATCGGCGTATTGATCCGCATCGCGGCTGTCGCGTTTCAGTTGCGCATTGCTGTCGTCAATCTCAAACCGCCACTTGCCATCCGCGCCTTTAAACCAGCCAGTATTCTGGCGCACGGTTTCCGCGTCATCGCCAACATCCAATCTGGATTGCGCGTTACTGAGTGCATGGGCATCGGCAGTGCGGGCGGTGCGGCCGGCGAAGCTATGTCGTGGCGCGTCTTTTAGTGGAACGGCAGCGGATTCGCCTTGAGAATCTCTTTCATCCGTGCGGAGGCGCGCTTCGCGTCGTCTTTCAGAGATTGTAGTTCTGATGGCGTCAGCATTCTTGCCGCTGGCGAGGATGTATCTGGCTTCCCACTCTGTGAGGCGGTCAAAGCCATATCCGAATGTATTGCGCCACCAGTTTTCGAGTTGTCCATATTGGCTGCGAAGTGCTTTTAATGTTGATTTAGCCAGGCTGAGTTTGGCCGAATATTGTTTACCCGTCAATGTGCTGGCAAGGATAACTTTGCCGCCCTGTGATTCGATGTGGCCTTTCAGTCCGGCAAGCGTACCGCCTTGCGTCAAAGTGTCGTCAACGATCAACACATACTCTACGCCTGGTTCCACATCGCCGGAGAATGGCACCGGATTCGCGAGTCGATACCACCCGTCTCCAGACGAGCGATTCACCCTTTCTGCCTGAATGACGGTATCTGTCACGTCCAAACCAAGAACGCTACCAAGGGCGTTGGCGTAGGCCATCGGCAACTCGTTCACGCCCTCCGACTCGCGGGCATGGACGGGAACAATAACCGGCGTCCTGTCGCCAATCAATCTCCGGATTTCATCGATTTTTGTTTGTTGCATCGTGGCTGCAACCACCCGCGCGGCGGCGTCCACATCGCCCGCCTTGGCGGCCACATAGTCGGGATGGTCTTTCATGGCGTTTAGCGGTGCCTGGATGATCGCGTCTGGCATGTCGTCTGCCCACGCTGTTCGCACGCCTTTCGCAACAGAAAACAGCCCGCCGCCATACAGCGATTCTTCGGTCGCCCATCCCTTCTGCTTCAGCGCGGAATCAATGCGTGATTTCACGGCATCCGCTGCAGCGCGTGGCGCGTATTTGCCGATATAGTCGGCAATCGCGTTGATCTGCTTTTTGCTACTTGCGGCCATTAGCAGCGTGTAAACGTCATCTGAATGCAAGTCACGGACAGACGTGCCAATCACTTTCCCTGCGCGCGATTGATCCGTGATAATTCGGTCAATGGCGCCATCAGGCTCATGACGAAGTCCGATCCAGTTGCCCGCCTCGTCCCTTTTCTCAATCAGGCTGGACTGCGGCACGCCATCTCGCGTTGCTGCCGCGCGGAGCGCATCCCGCGAGGCAAAACCAGATCCGTCTGATTTTGAAACCATGTTAATTGGCTTGTGTATTGTTTCTGCAGGCGCATCAAACAGCCCGCCCTGCCCGGTCAGATTGTCCTCGGCGTTCCCACCCAGCGTGAACGTATCAGCCGCAGCCTCAGATCGGCGGCGGATTTCCTTGCGGGTTTCTTCGTCCTGGCGCGCCTTGTCAGCGGCGGCGCGCTGGCGCTCTACTTCTCGCTGCTGTTGCTCGGCTTCCCGCCCTTGGCGTCGGAGATCGCTTTCTGTGTAGCCGGCAAGGTCGAATCCATCTTCTTCTGGCGCAGCTTCTGCAGTTGCCGTGCCACTTTCAGCACCTTCCATTGATCTTCCGGCGGCAGGCTCTCGATCAGTCTGCGCGCCTTCTGCTGCGGCGTTTCTCGATTGTTGGCCGAAGATGGCATCTAGTTCTTCCTCTGTCACTGGCCCCGGCCGGCTTGGGATTACCGGGGCGTTATCAATCAGGGCGTCCAGTGCGGCCGCTTTTGCCGTCGCTGCGGCATCCTCTGCGGCTTCGCGATTCTGGCGATTCAACTCAAAATAATCGGTTTCTTCTTCCAGTTCGCGCTTGGTAAATTCATCCGCAAACCCGCCCTCATCATACGCCTGCTGAAACTCGCCCGGTGCATTGGCCTGCTCTTCTTGCTGACGGGCATCAAATTCGCGGCGCGCATCTGCCTCATAGCCGGCCGGGTGCTTGCTGCGGTTTTCCAGTGCGTCCAGCAGATCGTTTGGCGTGGCGTTGTGTGGCAAATAACCTTCGCCCTCCAGATGCCGCACCATGTCGTCAATAGTCATGCCGCCACGTTTGAAGGCAAACACACCCTGACGGCGCAGATTGCCCGGAACCTCGGCATTGTAATGGCCGACAGTCTCGCGCTGGCCACGCCACCATTCAGACAGCGCTTGCTCAGTATCGATGCCGCCCAGCTTGGCCACGGCGTTCACAATGTCGTCACGCTCAGGGTCAATCTGCTGCGCATGCCTGTTGGCTGCCTTGGCGCGCTCGCTGGCGTCGGCGCGCTGCTGGTCGCGTGCGGCAAGCTGTTCGCCACTCAACAGCAGATGATCCAGCGCCTTGCGGATCGCCTTGCCCTGCTTGCCGGTGTTCTTGTCAGCCGGCATTTGCACCAGCGCCTGCCCGCTCTTCTGCGACACCACCAGCTTTGTGCCTGGCAACGCATCGCGGATAGTTTGGGCGTGCTGCGCCATGTCGCCCTTGATCATCCACTGGCCGCGCTCGTTTTGCTGCATGGTTAGTGCCGGCTCGCTGGAAATGTTCGGGGCCTGATCTGAAGTGTTCGGAGCCTCTTTGGAAATGTTCGGAGCTTTGCTCTCAACGCTTGCAGGTGGCGTTACATCGACAACACCATCCAGTTTTGCTTCGCCTCCTGCCTTTGCCCGCTGAAGCGCAAGCTGCATCGCATTCGGCACCGCCACGCCATCACCGGCCGCATTCGCCAGCGCCTGATTGATCTGGTTCGACTGTTCTGCACGATCAATCGCCACCGGCACGGCCGATTCCTGCGCCAGCGATTCCAGTTCGCGGGCCTTCTGAACCGGGTTTTGTTGCTGCGCCCATGCAGCATCAACCTGGCTGGCGATATCCGCCTTGCGCTGCATGTCTTGCGCATCCATGCCGGCATTGGCAATCAGTTGCTCCTGCGAGTCGAAGCCACGGCGCGGCATCCGCATGCCGTTGGCAGATTCCCCGCTGGCGGCATCCGGCAGCCATTGCGGCTCATACAGCCCGCCCTCATTCGAGCCGACCGGCAACACCGTATTGGCGCGCACCGCCGCCATGTCATGAATCGGCTGCATCGCATCGCCGCGCATTACGCTGGCCACTAGCCCGGCAGTCGGGTCGCCAGTGCCAAAAATGGATTCCACCGATGCCGCCGCCTCATCTGCGACCGGATCGGCATCGATACCCATGCGCCGCAGCAATGCATGCTGATTGGGGGCGATAGGGTCGTAGCTGGCGGCAGATTTTGGGGTGCTGGATGGCTTGGTGTTGGGTTGCTGTTGCGGCGTGTTGGCTGGCTGGCTTGGCTGCGGTTCGTTGCGTGCCAGCAGGCGATTCACGGCATGCGCGCCACCTGACATGCCCATGCCCTGCCCCATGCCAACCACGCCACCTTCCAGCGAAGCGCGCAGCATGCCGGTGGATGGGTCAATGGTAGGGTCAAGGTAGTCACGCTTGGCAGCATTCTGCAGGTAATGCTCCGGGCCGGATTGCGCAAATTCTTCTGCAAACTCCTTGGCGCCGTCTTTCAGCACTTCCTTTGCCGCTGCCTTGGCGCCCAGCCTGCCAACTTCATTCGCCCCCTGCTTGACGGCAAACTTGTTCAGCAGCGACCCCACCGCGCCGCCACCCATTGCCGCACCAATCAGGCCGGTAGACAGCGCAGTGTCCTTTGCGGTCTGGATCGACATACGGTCGGCAATGGCCTTGCGTGCCGCATCCTCGCTGCCAAGCTCTTTGCTCAGACTCTGGAATACCGTCGATTTGCGCAACGACTCAATCGGCGCATCCATCACCTCCTGATAAGCCTGCGCGCCATTGGTCGCGCCAGTAACCGCCGCCTCGCCAGCACCAGCTCCAGCAGCGCCAGGCAATGCGCCCGCCAATCGCATAACCGGAGCCGGAGTATATTTGATTGCGGCATCCAATACCGAACCAAGCGCACCCTCCGATACCGCTGCGCGACCGAGCAACGCCTCGCCTGCAGCACCAATGCCACGCGCAACCGGAGCGCCCAACACAGCCCCCACAATCGACGGCACTGCAGAGCCAGCAATGCCTTGAGCCATGCCCCTGCCCCAATCATCGTTGACGCCGCTCAAGTCCTCTTTGAATACACCGTTTTTCTGCGCCTCACGCCCGGCTGGCGTCATGTTAGCCAGCGCCTGATCTTCCCCGATCTGGCCAATGTCACGCAGGAACTGGCCAGAATCATGCGCGCCGGCCTCGTTCGCCAGCCATCCAGCACCCTGAATCAGTTGCGCGCCACCGCTCTTGAGCGCTTGCCACACATCGTTTGCACGGCCGGAAATATCGTCTGTTGTCTGGCGGATGTTGTCACGCTTCAAGTCATCGGCGGATAGTTCGTCATCAGAAACAGAATGGCCCGGCTTGCTGCCGCTCCGGCGCTGACGTGCCGCCATTTCGGCATCGCGCCGCTTCTGCCTTTCCGATTCTTCTGCCTCAACCTGATCCAGGTAGGCAGACATTTCCGGCGAGTTCAGCAGATCATAGGCGTTGAATACAGTTTTTTTCTTGGACATTGGGCCTCAGAAAAACAAAAGGCCCGACGAGTGCCGGGCCTGGTGAAAACGGGAATGGGTATATCTAGTTTGGCCGGCCGTAACCGTAACGGCGCCCGCCGGCAGTAAAGTACTGAAGCTGCCTGCCATTGCCGCCGACAGGCGCCGTACCCAGCTTGATTTTTCCATACAGGATTTCGCTACCGAACTTCAGCGCCTCGTCTGGCGACAAGTTCGGGTTGGCCGCGTACACGTTGGTCGCAGCCTTCATCACCTCTTGCACCACTTTGGGCGTCGCATTGTCTGGCAGCCCCAGCCGCTTCTTGGCTGCGCGCATCTCGCCTTCGTCGGCGCCGGCATCAATGCCCAGATAGCCATACAAACCCTTGCGCGCGCCAATAAAGTCCGGGTCGCCAATCGCATCATCGTCATCAGCACCACCCTTGCCCTTGGCGGCATTCCGCATAGCCATCAGCGAACGATCACCGTCCTGCCTCTGGCGCAGCAATTCCAGCGCCTGCTTGTGGGTAATACCGTTCTGCGTGGCCCAGGTCTCATAATCAATACCGCTTTTGGCGCGGTGGTCGTCCAGCGTTCCTTGCCGTTTGCGCTGCTCTGCCTCAATGGCCTGCGGCGCATTCAGCCCATCCAGTTGCAGTTGCTGCTGATGCTCTGCCCGCCCACGGGTTAGCTGGTCGCCATAGGCCGCTTCGTCTTTGTTGTATTTGCTGCGCAACTCCATCAGAAACGCCTCTCGCCCCAGCCTGCGGGTTTCCTTGGCCTCTTCCGCTTCGGTTTGCTGCTGCTGTTTGGCGTTTTGCACCAGCCCGCTGGAGAAGCCCAGCGCGCCACCGAGTAGCGCGTCTACAATACCGGCCATTACACACCTCCTTGCATTGCCTGTGCGGCCAGCCCGCCTTGCGGTTGCTGCCCCTGTGGTTGCGGCGTCGGCTGGCGCTGTTGCCCGCCTTGTTGCCCGGCTGCGGCATAGGCCTGCATTGCCTGCGGCAACACTTGTTTAGCCAGTTGCTTGGCGTCGTCCTGGCCCATCAGGCCCATAATGCTTGCCACGTTCAACACCTCAAACACCAGCACCATGGCCAGCTTCTGCATAACCTCCGGCGGAATCATGCGACCGTTGGCCTGCGCCTTCTGCTGCGTGGCAAACAGGACGTTGCCCACGATATCGGCCACATCCCCCGGCACATCTTGCGAGCCGGCCAGTCGATCTTCCAGCGCCTTGCCGCCGCCATCCGAATACATGATCTCAAAAGCCAGCATCCGCGCCGTGCCAAGCACCTTGTCTGCGCCCCATTGTCCCTGCTCGCCGCCAGTCTGGGTTCCCGACTGAGTTCCCGACTGAGTTCCCATTGCCTGCGCCACAATCCCCATTACCGACTCCCCCGCAACGATTGCACCATGCCCTTAAAGTGATTCACGTCCGCAACCTTGTTGGTCGGCGCCTTTTTCAGGGTCAGCGCACGGTTGAATTCATCCTCCTTCATGCCGACGAGCGAATCCAGTTCCTGATCCCGCTGCCGCTGCTGCATGTAGTTCGACACCACGCCAACCAGCCCGCTGCCAACTGCCAGCTGCCCGTTGGCACCCAGCCCGTCCCATGCTTTGGTGATGCTGTCCACGACACCCTTGCCGCCACTCGCCAGCTTGTCCAGCATGCCCGGCCGATAAAGAGCTTCGATGGCGTCAGGGTTCTGTTCAAAATAGCCGGACAGCGCGCTCCACTCGTCGTCGCTCAAGTTGCCCAGGTCGCCAAACGATCCGTCCATATCGATGCTGTTGCCCAGCGCTGCCTGCTCAAACTTGTCCGGCGCGCTGGCATAGTCAAAATCAAACAAATCCAGCGCACCGCCGTAATCGTAACCGTCGCTCATGCGTTACCCTCCCCTGCGCTGCTGCAGATATTGCCGCAGCGCTTGCTGTCGTTGATAAGTGGACGCAGCCCGCGCCATCATGCTACCGGCGGCACCGGTATTGCCCACACCGGCAAAGGCCAGTGCAGCCGGATCAACCTGCCCGCCGCCAACCACCTGGCGCACTGCGCCGCCTGCCACACCGCCAGCAAACTTGCCCGCCAGACCGGCGTTCTTGAACTGATCGCCCGCAAAGTGCGTGGCCTCACTGCCTGCCACGGTGGCTAATACCAGTCGCGGGTCAATCCTGCCTTTGTTGGTTGCGGCTTGGCGTATCGCCTCTAGCAGGGCAGTGGTTCCAGGTCGCGTAAGATATTGCGCGAGCTGTGCATTTGCGTATGGAGACAGCCCGCCCATAAGAGCACTTGTTAAGATGTTCTTGCCGGTTATTTTTGACCCAGATAACGCAGAAGCAATAACGCTACCAACGATGCCTTGAGTTGCACCAGCCGCGACAGTTCCCGCCGCCGCTGCACCGGCGGCAGTCGCTGTCGTGGCTCCAGCGGCAGTCGTTGCGGCGGCTCCAGCAGCAGCAGAAACCGGGGCCGCCACATTGCCTGTAATAACAGCCGCCGCAATGGCTGGCATCATTGGCGCAACGCGTTCGGTAAACCAATCAACGCCTTTATCGTTGACGTGTTTAACTGATCCGAGCGGTGCGTACATACCAAAAAATGGGTCGTACTTTATGTACTGAGACCAGTCAACGCTGTCCCAGAACCGCTTTTCTGCTGTATCTCTGACTTGTTGCCGCTTCTCAGGCGTAAGACTCCCTAGCTTTGGCGCGTACTGCTTATCCCATGCTTCGTTGAACGCGCCGCCAAGCTGTTCTTTTAGCCCTGCAACGGCGTTATCCAATTCGCCGGGCCGTATCTGTTCCATGCCTGCAAGTTTGGAGTTATCCAGCGGCTGCTGTGCCTCCTTGACGCCAGTAACCTTATACCCGCCTGTAGGCACATCTTCGTTGATAGTCCAAGGCTGCAGCAGCTTACCGTTGCGCTTTGGGTCGCCCATCTGCTCGTTTAAGTCAGAAAGCCCTTTTAACTCTTGTTTTGTGTAATACAGCTTGTCGGGGTCTAACTCCACGTTGCCATACATGCTGCGTATGTATTGATACGCCTTGTCGGCGTCCGCCGTAGGGCTTGCCGCTTCGCCCAGAGGGATGAGGGAGTTGTAGAATTTTGAGTCTGTTCCGTATGTCGGGTTGTTATTGGCGAACTCACGCCAATTCGCCAGAATCTCCGCGCCGGTTGCTGTTCCAGCTTTGTCGTCCAGCGACATTGGGGTGCTTGAGCCACTAATGCGGTGCTGATATGCAACACCCGACTCGCCAAGATACAACTTTCCTGTTTCGGCGTAAGGCGCCAGGTGCTTTAAGTACCTGTGTTCTGGATTATTCGCGTCCGCTACCGCGCTCAGAATGTCTTTCTGGTAGTCTGGCATGTCATCTGCCTCCATAGAACGGCGCGTCGTCGCCATACTGCGCCAGGTGCGCCAGATACCGTTCACGCGGATCGCCGGCTGCCCCCGCCTTGATGCCGTCGCGCAGCCACTGCTGGTATTCGGCCAGTTCAGCCATTATCCGCCATACCCGTAAAGGCTTTTGAGATTGGCCGCCACTTCGCTATCCGTTGCGGCCAGATCAGCCAGGCTCATGCCGCTGTTCAGCGCCACCGTGCGACCGTCTTTGGTGGTGTAGATGGCCGACCCGTTGCCGTTGTTCACGATCTGGCCGCCGCCCCACGCCCCGGCATCGCCAGCCTTGCCGCTGGCCCAGTAGCTGTTCACAGTGGATTGCGCCGCCGGCAGTACAGACAAGTCAACGCTGGTGCCGGTAGCCAGGTTGTCATGAAAGCCGTAAATGGACGAATAACTGGACAGCGCCAATTCTTTATCCGCCTGCGGCATATTGCTGTTGACGATGTTCAGATAACCGCTGGCATAGGCGTTGGTCTGATCCACCGTCATCTTGTCGTAAGCCAGGTTCATGTTCTGTTTCAACTGCTCCAGCTGAAACCCCTGGTTCTTGTCCTGCTGTGCGGCTGTAAAGGCGTTCTGCTTGTCTTGTTGTGCGGCAGCAAACTTGTTCTGCTCCTGCTGCGTTTGATATTGGTTGCTCGTCTGCTTGTCGTTCAGCCGGTCTTGCATCTGCATGTTTGCCGCTGCCATGGATGCCTGATTGGCGGCTGCGGCCCGCGCCATTTCCGCCTGATTCGCTGCACTGGCATTGTTGAGGCTTACCGTATTCTGCGCGCTTTGATTGTCTCGCGCCGCGCTGGTGTAGGCGCCGGCATCGGCCTGCGCAATCGGCGCGGCCGCATCAATCGCCGCACTCTCACCCCATCCTGCCGCCATGGCGGAGTTCAACAGTCCCCTGCTGTTTGCCGTTTGCGCCGCCTTGTTGCGAGCTTGTTGCAGATACGGTGAATCTGTTGCCAGCAGCTTTTGCAACTGGCTCGACACCAACTCGTTATCGCCTACCGTGCGCGTGGCCGCCGTGGCACTGGTAACCGATGGCGTGGTGATGGTCGGCATCACGGGCTGCACGGCAGCCGCGTCGCCGGCCTTGTAGCCATAGTTGTTGTAGAGAATATTGCCGACTTCGCTGTTCGACTTGGCAAAATCCTCAATGCTCATGCCCGCGTTGAAGTTGGTATCGACACCGTTCTTGGAACGGTATGTGGCGCTGCCATCAACATTGCGAAACAATGCCCCGTTGCCCCATGCCTGGGTATCCCCCGTTTTGGTGTTGCCCCAATAATCGTTCCAGTCCTTCGACATCTGGCTTGTGACCAAACCCGCCATACATACCTCCCATAAACGCAAAAAGCCCGGATTGACCGGGCTTATTCATATAACCTCATTATAGCAAATCGAACCCGAATAATTCGCGCACCATTCAGCCCGTCGCAACAATGTGCCCATGGCGCATCCATAAGTGCTGCGGGGTAATGCGATGGGCTGCTTTCAGCTGAAACCACGGTTCGCCCGCCTGTGCCGCCGCCCAAGGGATCAACTCGGAGCACCACCATGCGTCATCCTCTTGCCAGTCTCGATGCAGGCCAATGCCAAGCGCGCCGGTCATGTCATAGGGCTTGCCGATCTGACTGCGAGCAGCGGCAACCATGGCGGATGGGTTGGCGTGAGGATATTCGACAATGGCCCAGTGGCTGGCGTGTGCAATGGCAGCATCCCGGCTGGCTTCGCGCACGCCATGTTTTGCGACGGCCTCAATGATTCGCTGACCGTCGATCTGCGCCACATGGCTGAACTCGCCCCAAGTGGCCAAGCGAATGGCGGCGCTGCTGATGCTGTGGTTGCGGGTGTAGAGCAACTGGATCATAAATCCTCCGCAGCGACAAACAGCGCATCCAGTCCAGCCGCATCCAGGCCGATTGCCGTCGCCAGAGCGATCAGCGTTGGCCGGTTGCGTTCGAAATCCTGCGATTTGTCCCACTCCGCCTGCACCATCGCCCGCTGCACCGGGTCGGCAATCGCATCAATGGCCGGCTGCACCAGATGCAGCTTGTTGACGGATATCAGCGCCTGCACCGCCTGACGGGCAGTGACTTTTTCCGGCACGCGCCGCACGATGTCGCCGCTGCCGGCGTCGTAGCGAAAGCGGTGCGCCTGGTTGATATCAAAGCCATCCGGCACATCCACCAGCAAATCAGGAGTCGGAAAATCATCCCCGACCAGCGCGGCGATCTTGTCGCCTTGGATTACGAGTTTCATGATTGGCCCCCGTTAAGCATCGCAGCGCAGAACGCCAAAATACGACGCGCTAGAATTGCCCGTTACGGACGTGAATGAATAAGCCGACGTGAGCGGCACGGCGATATCGAAGTCTTTACCAAGTACGTTGCTGCTGGATGCTGTTGCAACGGAAGCGCTGATCGCCGAACCGCTGCGGAGCGTGGATAGCGTGTAGCTATAAGAGGTGGCGTTTGCGTGGCTGACCCCAAGAATGATGTTGGCTGACCCACTGACGCCATTCATGAACACACCATTGGTTCCGTTGGCGGTAATGGCGCCAGCCACTGAATATCGGCTTGCCGCCCGCATGGCCGCCATTGCGGCAGCCGACGCCTTGATTAAGTTGAGCGCCGTATCGCTGTTGAACAGCGCCATCTTGGCGTTGACGCTTTCGACACACACCTCAATGAAGTTGGTGATGTAACGGTGTTTCATCGCCTCACCCCAGGCCGTCGCCGACCCGGCCAAGGCATCCATGGCATTACGCGAACTGGCGATGCGTTCATGCAGGGATTTGACCGACAACAACTGGCTGATTTCGTCTTTGCGCGCCTGCGAGCCGGCCACTTGCGTTTCGAGCGTCGTTGCGTTGAGCGTACCGTTTTCAATGGCCGCCAGCGTGCGCAATGCTTTAATCATGGACATGGGTTTCCCTCTACTTGTTGATTACCGTAATTTGCCAATCGCCCGCGCCGAATCCGCCCGTACCCGATGCCGCACCATATCCGACGTAAACGGTAACGGTATCGGCTGCGGTGACGCGAACACACGACGACACGGCGGGATGCGTAGGGTCTGATGGCGGCGTGGCAATAACAGAAGCCCCTACCACGGCACCCGGCACATTGACCGTGAATGTCGTACTGTTGCCGGCAGCCAGGCTAAACGACGACTGCGTGGATGTGGCCCGAAACATCTTGCTGGTAAAGGATTCCGCAGCCGCTATCCGGTCATCAGATTGCAACGCCCGCGCCTCCACCACATCCCAGCTTGGGCAGGACAGCACCCAATAGCCGCTGGCGGTCTGGAATGCGGTTTCATCATCGTCCGGGCCTTCATCCACGCTGGCCATGTGCTGAAACACGCCCAGCCCATCCACCAGCACCCACGCCTGCAGGTCAACGCCAGACAGGCTGCGCATGTCGCCGCGATTGTCGAACGTGATCGTAATCACGGGGCGCATCCAAGAGCGAGTGGTGCCGTCGGTGCCCAGAAACTTGCCTGCATTCCCGGCCATCGACGGAAACAGCGTATCGGTAGCAGTCCATTGCACCGTTGAGCCGTTGTTGCCAAGTACCTTGCCACTATCACCTGGTAATACCGGAATAGTTGCTGACAGCGCCAGCGTTTGCACCCAGCGTTTGTTTGCCACATCGGTATCGGCAACCGGATCAGGCACGCTATTGCTTGCCTGTGGCTGGCCGCTTGCATCGAAAGACATCAACCTGTTGGCGCGTGCTGCCGCGTTTGGCAGGTCTGTCGCCACCTCATCCACCGCCCGAATCGTGGTGCGCGAGGCCGCAGCAATGGCATTGAATTCGTCGTCGAACTCTTGCGAGCGCACAACTGCGCCCGCCATGAAATCATACAGCCGGCTGTAAATACTCAACGTTGCATCCCCCATACGTCGTAATGCACATGCGCTGCCGCCAGCACAAAGGGCGCGTCAGTGGCGGATATGTGGTTGAACAGCAGGCCCATGGATGTGGCCACGCCAGACAGGTTGACGTTTGCCTGGCCAACGGTGCCGGCATCAAACACAAAGCCATCCCAGTCCGCGCCGTCAAACAGCCCGCCGCCACCACTGGCCCACATATCAAAATCCATGCCCGTGGCGCTGCCGCCAAAATCACCAAAATTGAAATCCGGCATCACCCGCAAGGCTACCGGCCCGGACGATGCCGACAACTCAAGCACCAGCCTGCGCCAGCGCTTCTTGCGTGTGGGCGCACCCAGCGAGTTAAACGCCGTGCGCAAAATACCCACAATATTCGCCCCGTCAAACGACGGCCCGCTATCCAGCTGATAGACATAGCCGCCGCCATCACCGGCAAATATCACCTCGTTGCCACTGGCATTTTCGCCCACGCAACCGCATGTAAATGTCCGGTCGTACTTGATTTGCCCCCATCCGGCCAGCGCGTTGCCCGCCAATGTGGCGCACAGCACCCGCCCGTCGCTCGCAAACAGCCGATAGGTTCCGCTCTGCTTCGACACCAGCGCAAAGAGCGGCGTAATCTTGTTGGCCAGTGGCTTGATCTTGTTGGACAGCGACGTGGCCGCGAAATCGCCAAACACCTGCGCTGCCTGTAGATAGGTGGCGCCCGGTGAATCCCACGCCAGCACATCGCCGCCGATAATGCGCGCGCAATCGGCCAGCGCCCCGCCGTCACGGGTGTATGGGTTCAGCGCCCACACGTCCGACCCGCTGTTGGCCGAACCAGACAAAATGTGAATGCTGTTGCTGGCATAGGCCACCAGCACGCCCTTATGACTGACAATATTGGTGATCTCGTCGCCCAGGCCAATTTCATTGGCCCCCGTGCGCGGCGTCCATGCCCCGGTCGGATCTCCAACCGATGAATTTTGCAGCGAGCCATTGGCAAAACCCAGCCACAGGTAGTTTTTATGCGCCTCGATAAATCGCGGGGTGTCCGTGGCCATGCCGGTGGTAATGTCCGTCCAGGTTGTGCCATCCCACTGAAACGCCTTATGCACGCCAGAACATCCGTACATCATTACGCTTGACGCACTGCCCTTGAAGTTGCAATTGACAAAGCGATACGTTCCGCCCGGCGTCAGCCCGGTTTTCTTGCTGACCCATCCCGCGCCACTGGATGCCCACATCACGCACGATGCGCCGCCAACGGCGTTGCGGAAGGCATAGACCACGCCCTTGTAAACCCACACGCCACGAATCGGCCCCTCTCCCGGCACCGCCTGAATGGCTGCGCGGCGAGCCGCAATCACGCCAGCATCCACCGAACCCGATGGCGCCGGCTGGCCGTCAAACCGCTCATAACCACCAATGCGCTGATAGCCGCCATTCTGGCTGCAGATAAAGTTTTCGACATACAGCAACTCGCCCGGCTTGGTGGCGCCCGGTGCCGTAACCAGATTCAGCCCGCCGGCCATGGCAAACGACGTTACCTGCGTCATACCAACGGCGCTCCAAAGGTGATGTTGGGCAGATACCGCTGACACAGCACACTAAACAGCGTCTGATACTTGGCCTGCGCATCGCCGTAAATCTCGGCCGCGCCTTCGTGTGCGGCGTAATACATCAGCGCCCGCCAGACAATGATCTTTTGCTCTTCTTCGTTCAGGCTCGGCGTATCAGTGCTGGCAACCAGCTTTTCGGCCGCCTGCCAATAGGCCAGCCGTAGCTTGTAAGCCTCGTCCGGCAAGGTGTTCAGCCGCAGCGTTGACCCGGCCACCAGAGCCATGCTGGAAGGTTGCCCGCTCTCCGGCGTGGCCATGCCATAACGGCCGCGAAACTCGGCATACGGCATCCAGCGGACTGGCCCGATTGGCGTATTGTCCGGCTGCAGCAAACCGGCAAAGCTGGTATCAAACTCCCGCACATAGGGCAGGCTCAGGCCTGTTACCACGTCATAATCCCGCTGGCCAACCGTCAGCGCCACATCCACCTCGGTCAGCAGAAAAGACCACTTGCGCGACGTCTGGATATCCACCCATGCCGTTGCCAGCCAGTCCGCCATCTTGGCGGCAATGCCGCTCAATCCGGTCACATCGCCAGGCGCCGCGCCGGCAATGCCAGACTCGCGGTGTAACGCCTGCAGCAGTTGCAGATAAGTCAAATCAAACCTCCGTTATTTACCTGTTGCGCCCAAAGCGCACCGCACCGGTGCCGGGGCGGAGTGCGCTCGGGGTGTTGAGTGGTGGGCGTGCATCGCTGAACCCAGCACCTGTGGCGCGTAGATCGCCCGGCACGCCGGAAGCGGATCGCGTCGCGCTGAATCCTTCACCGGTTGGGCGTATTGCGCGAGCCACGCTAATTGATGGCCGCATTGCACCAAAGCCATCTCCGGTTGCGCGCAGGTCGCCCGGCATGCCCATCGACGGCCTGAACGACCCTAGTCCCGCTCCCGTCTGACGCAAACTGGCGGCAACAACAATAGACCAAGTCAGCGACGCACTGATGCTGATGTGCACCGCACCCGACATCGATGCGGACGGCGTTGCCTGCAGCTCGGCCGTTGTCAGGCAGGTGGCGCCGCCAGATATCCAGCCCGACGCCGCCACAATGCCGCTGGCCGAAACGCCAGCACCGGCACTGCCCGCCATGAATCCCGACGGTAGCCCCGACTCGCCCGGCCCCAGCCAGTTGCCAGACCACTGCCCGAGCCAGCCGCCGATTACCCGCATGACTAGCCCCCGTTGATGCTGTCGATTGTTCTGTTGCCGCTGCTGTAGCTGCCGTCAATCCGCACTGTTGCGCCGTCCCGCGCGTAAAACTTCGGATCAGCGCCATCCAGCCCGGTGGCATTGCCCGCCGCAAATGCCAGCAGCAGCCGCGCCACGTCGTCAGCACTCAGCCCGGCTTCGATGATTCGGTCGCCAACAGCCTGGGCGATGGCCTGTGCCGTCAATACCCCGTCGTCGATGGTATCGCCGGCCATGTGGCCGATGGCATACGCCTGCAGCGCCGCTGTCAGCGCCGCTTGCGCGGTGGCCTCGATATTGGCTTGAGCGCCAAGCAGGGCAGCGCCCGATAACAGCATCGATGCCGCGCCATCACCCGATAGCGATGCCGTGAGCAGCGCATCGGCCAGCAGCAGCGACAGCGTAGCCGCGCCCTGTCCGGATGTGATCAGCCCGCCCGTGGCATCGGCCAGCAGTGTCAGCAGCGATGATGCCGTTATGGGCGCGCCCATTGTGCCGGATGCGCTGGCCGCCACTGTGGCGTAGGTGTAATTGACCGACGACATACCGCCCGGCTTGAGCGGCAACAACCATGCAGACGGCGTGCCATGTCCGTTGGGGATGCCTGACTTGTTATCCGTGATGCCGCTGTAAATGTTCCGCCGGTCAGCCCGGTTGAACATACTGATATCAGCCGCCACGCCGCCGCCCATCTGGCGCAGCGGGTACTGATTGAGCACGGTGCCGTTGCGCAACAAGGCCATGGTCAGCTCCAGACCGCTTCGATGCTGCCGTAAAAGTTGGTGTTTGCGGCCGTGGTGCCTCCAGCGAAGTACAGCCACGTCAGGCACGCGCCATCGATGATGCGCGGCAGGCTCGGGAATTGGTTTACAAAATCCCGCTCTACCGCCACGCCTGCGGTGGTCAGCGGCATCATGGCGATAGGCCGCACCAGCGCCAGCGCCGCAGTGCCAGCGCCAGAGGCTGCCGACAACGTAACCGACTGCACCGACCGGATGCCGGAATCGCCCGACGCCAGCGGCAGGAAAGGCCCGTAGTTGTTGGCCGCCGTGCCAGAGTGAGTGAGATGCGACACAATCGCCGATGCAGTGCCCGCCACCGTTACCGGGTTGGTTTTGCCAGAAGCGCCTGCCGAATTGGTGTAGCCGTAGGCGATGTTGTGCGCCGTAGCGCCAGATGCCACGGTGGTGATCAGACATGCGCGCACTCCAACGCCGTTGGTGTAGCGCAGCGTGGGCGTGCCAACCAGCGTTTGAGCCGTGGCCGAATTGAGCGAAATGCCAGGGTAATAGCCCTGCATGTCCACCAGCATCAGCACCCCCGGCACCACGCCGGGCGTCACCGCCATGGCGTTGACAATGTGTTTGGTGGCTGCTGCCACGTTGCCGCCGTGCGGGATTCCGAAAATCTGCGTGCCGTTGCCGGTTGTCTCGTCACAGGTGCGCCAGTTGAGCGCGGTACCGGCCCATGCGTTGGCAATCGGCGTGCCGCCCAGGCCGCTGAAATCGTACCAGCGGCCAGCGGTGTGCGCCGCTGGCACCAGTTTGTTAAAAACCACTTGGCCGGTGGTCTGGCCGTTGCTCATCTTGTTTACCAGATCGTCGAGCGAAGAAAAAGCCATGTCTACCCCCAAATGAAATCGAATTCGCCGCGAATCGCACCGGGGTTACCGGTGCCGGCGGCCGATGCCTGCAGCAGAAAATTGATATAAGCGCCGTCGAAAACACGCGGCAGGCTGGCCTTGTGCATCACAAGGCTCTGCTCTGTCATCGTCAGCGGCTCGCGCAGCATCATCGATGTCAGCGGCTTGACCAACGCCGCGCAGTAGAACCCGCCGAGCGCGGCCTGATTGGTGATCCAGTTGACGCGCTTGATGCCGCGATGCGGCCCGAGCGGCACAAACGCGGTCGACGATATCGCCGTGTTGCTGGCGGCAGTGTTGACGACTACGCCAACCGTACCAGACACCGTGGTGCTGGTTGTCAGCGTCACGTCCACGTCGTCCGCCGTGGTCACGTTGATCTGGATGTCACCCGACGCCGTCATTGGCGTGGTGCATACCAGCATCAGCTGCACGCCCGCCCCGCTGGTGTAGCGCGGCAGGCTGGTGAGGTTTTCCATATCCTGCTGGTCGGTGCTGTCGCCATCCACAAGAGGGTAGAACATCAGGTAATCGCACACCTGCACCGTGTACGGCGCGCCGTTGGATGTCTGCGGCGATGCCAGAGATATCTGAGCCAGATATTTAGCCTGCCCTGCTGCTGGCGTGGGGCCGGTGTAGATGCCCTGATTTTTTTGCCCAATCAGCTGCGTTGACTCCAGCTGGCCGCCAACATAGGCGTTGTAGATCGGCGTGCCGGCACCCATCGAACAATCAGCCCAGCGACTGGCGCCCGGCGTGGGCGTGCTGGTTTTGTGGATAAACTGCAAGTGCATGCGGCCCAGCTCCACCGCCCGGATGATTTCGCGGTGATTAAGAAACGACACGGATCACCTCCTGCATATCAATCAGCCGTGATCGTGAGGGCCGCTGCTGCGAACTGCGGCTGAATGCCGGCCGACACGTTGAGCGATGCACTCAGCGCGCCAGAAATCATCATCGCCACCGCGCCAGATGCGGTGTCCACTACGGCAAAATGTGTAACCGTGTTGCTGCCCGCAGTGCATGCGCCGAACTGGATCAACGCGGCGTTGCTGAAGGTGCTGCCGCCGTCCGTCCATGCGGTCGCCTTGGTCAGCGCCACGCGGGCATAGCCGGTGTAGTTGGCCTCATTCGCCACGCTGCCAGATTCGGTCGGGTCTGCGGTAAACAGCGCCAGATACTGTGTGGCGCCCACGCGATACGATGGGTCGGTGCCCTGCAAAAACATCTTCAGGGCTGCGTTTTCGGTGGTGTTGCTAAGGCTCATGATTCACCCCCCCTCAACACGCTTGCAAGCTAACCATGTTTGCCCAATCGCGGCCACGCGGATCGGGATCGTTGATGATGCTGATCGGGTACGATGTGCCGATGCTTTCAGCAATGCGGGTGGCGGTTTCTGCGCCGAAGTCCTGATCGTTCACGGTCTTGAAATCACGCGGCTGGGCGCGCAGCAAACGCTCTACAAAATAGCGGCGCACTTCCACATTTTGGCCGCGCGGCAACCAAACCTGCCGGCCATTGACGCCAACCGGCACCATCGGCGGCGCGTTTTTGTCGCTCGATGCGGCCACAACGATCTCCAGATAGTCGTTCATGAATTTTTCGTACTCGGGTACATCCTGAAACATCGACGGCATCACGATGTTCTGCGCGTCATCGCCCATCAGAGTGTCAACCTCATCAATACGCATGGCACGCGGGCGCTGCGTCATCAGGTCGTCGGAGTTAATCGCTGTCTTGCGAGTGGTCATGTCTTGCCCCAAAAAGTAGAAAGGGCGCCGAAGCGCCCTTTGTTGCAGATGAATGCGAGAGGATTAAACGGTGGCTGGACGATCCGGCAACGTGAACACGTTATACGCCGTTTTGGCCATGCCGGTGGCGTCCCAGTTGCTGCTGGATGGCGTCCAGGTGCCTACCACCGTCGAGGCGGCCCGGTGCACCGAATAGCCAAACGGGGTCAGCTCGTCGGGGATAGCCGGGAACTGCAAGCCCGCATCCACCACATTGCCGGCCGCGTCGGTCAGGCCGATGCTGCCCTGTGCCACCTTGACGGTGCCGGCGACATCCAGACACCACACCAGCACCGTGGCCTGGCCCTTGGTAATGCCCTTGAATGCCACGCCGGTCAGCGCGTCAGTGGTCGGGGTCGCGGTCGCGGAAATCACACCCTTGGCATACGCCACGCCCTTGTTGCTGAAGGCGATTGCAGTGGTTGTCGAATAAGTTGTTGCTGCAGCAGTCAGCGTCAGGCCGGCAACGCCGGTACACATCGATGCGGCGAACGGTTGATTGATGGTATCCATCGCTTTGTGTCCTTTTGTTTATGCGGCGGCCAGCATCAGCCAGCCGCCTGATTGGTTATTACAGCGCGGTCACGCCGACTTCAGCCACCGCCATCTGCAGCTCATTGAGCAACACGGCGGTGAAATAAGCCGATGCAGAAATCACGCCGCGCTGGCCCAGCGGGTCATCCTTGGATTTGGCAGATGCCGGGATATGGCCGACGGTGTAAGCATCCTTGCCGCGCAGCGCCACATCGCCAAACGCCTCTTGCGACAACACGATCAACGGGTAAACGTCGATATTGGTGGTGCCCACCAAGCCGGTTGCGCCCACCGCTGCGCCCTGACCGGTGTAGGTCGGCATGTGCGGGGTGCAGATAAAGCGGAACTGCTCCCACGAACCCAGCTCGTTTTCATGCACCGTTTTGCGCTGGCCGTACTCGCTGACATGCGAGAAGCCCGGCAACTCGGTGCGCAGATCAGCCTCCACGTCCGAATGGCACAGCACCACATACGCCGCTTCAATCGGGTATGTGTTGGAATTCGGGCTGGCGTCCAGCACGTTGGTGATCTTGCGTGCCAGGTTGCTGTTCAGCGAGCGGGCAATCTTGCGCAGCAGTGCCGGCGAAATCTTGCTTGCCACCAGCGAGCGCGAAGCCACGCCGCCCGGATAAAACACGTTGGTACACGCACGCAGCTTGCCCAATCGCACCAGCTCGGTAACCAGGCCCATGCGCTCGCCGGCCAGCTGTACGATTTCAGCCGGTACATCATCCTCGTACAGGTCTGCCACGCGGTTGGTGTAGCGATACACGACGCCGTATTCCTGCAGCGTGGCCTGCACGTCCTGATGCTTCACGGTGTCCGCAGTCGGGGTCACGCCTTCCTGAATGGTGTGCTTGGCCGGGTCAACGTTCCAGATGTTCGGTGCGCCAGCGGTCGCGCCATGCGGCAACCAGCGACGGAAAATCACGGTATCGCCGTTGTTTTTCGGGATCTGGCGCTTAACGCCAAAACGGCCGGCAACTTCAACCGGCATTGCATGCGCCATGATTTGGCCATTGTATTTGCCAATTCGCTGGGCAGCGGTATTCAGGGCTTGAGTAGCCATGTCCTATGTCCTTTTTCGTGTGTTTTTGATTGGTCAGCCGCCGCGTACTTGGCGGAATCCGGCCAGAAATGCGTCATCTTCGGTTGGCTCATTGCGGCGTGCGCCGCCGGCCTTGGCCCCACCGGTTGGCGCGACAGCATCACGCGCAATGCGCTCGCGGCTCTGCCGGGTTTGCATGGCTGCGCCGATTTGCTCGCGGTGGGCTTTGAATCGATCCAGATAACTGTTGACGACGTTGGCGCGCTCGGTATTGAGAAAGTCGCTCTGCTCGCTGGGCGACAGCGTTTGCAGCCATGCCTGGCCATCGGGCGATTGCAACGCCGACTGCCAGCTTGGGTGCCGCTCTTCGATCAGCTCGTATTGCACATCTCGCCGTGCCTGCTCGATGCGCGTTTCCACGTCCTGCAGGCTCACGCCGGTCTGCGCGCCGGGCTGGCGCACCTGCTGCAACTGCTCGGCCAGGGCGTCGGCCACTTCCGGGAAATCCTCCTGCAACCTCTTCCACTTCTCGCCGGTCATGCCCTGCGGTGCAGGGGTGTCCGATGCAGCGGGCGCTTGCGGCACCGGCTTGCTGGCGATTTGCTTGAGTTGCGAGTTAATCCCGCCAACGTGGCCTTCCACGTTGCGCAGTCGCGCCATCACCTGATCAAAGCTGGCCAGCTTGGCGCGCACCGATTCCGGCAGCCCGGCCAACTCATCAGCGGGCGCATCAGCGGCCTTATCGGCGGCTGGCGCTGCAGTGGTATCGGTGTCTGCGTCGGGGGTTGGTGCATCGTCATGGCTGGCGTCCGCGTCATCTGCCTGCGCATCTGCCGTGCCGGGTTCGCTGCGCGCTGCCGGGGGCTGCTCGCCGCCAGCAACTGACGCAAAGCCGGCAGCAAAGGCGGCATCTTCTGCTGCGCTGTCGTCGGGTATCTGGTTCTGATCCATTTCGTTCGTCCATAAAAAAACCCGCCTCATGGGCGGGTCGGTTGCGGGTGGATATCGACGGTCTTGCCGTGGCTATCCGGTTAAACGCCGGGCTTGGACTTGTCCAAGGCCAGCAGTCCTTTGAGTTCTGCGATTGCACCGCGAATGCTCGCGGTCTTTTCCATGTCGTGGTTCTGGTCGTTGATCTGGCGCAGCTGGTTGAGCCGCGCCTCAACGTGCTCGCGCATGCGCTGCCACGTCGGGGTTTTGAAATCTTCTTGGGTGAGCATCGTCAGTCCAGAAATGAAAAAACCCGCCGAAGCGGGCTTGGGTTGCGGTTAATCGTCAGTCCAGA